TAACTCGGCTGACCCTTTTTGAAAGCTGGTCGGCAATATTGAATGAACCTTGCAGATAATTTGACTCGTTAAACTCAAAAGCCGACGGGTCTGTATTTTTTAAAACTGACCACCTGATAAATGATGCCGAACTATCCCACCACATATTGGAACCGGTCTGTTCTAATATTTCATTTATTAAACTATTAATTGGTGTCGGCTCTGCAATCACCGTGCTGTATGATTTGCCTAAATAGATATTAGACTCAACCACCCAATCAGCCAATGGAATATAACCCGCAGGTATGTCAGTATAGTTTGTTAAAAGACTGTTTAAAATTGTCGGTGCGGTTTGGCTTGAATATTTTAGACAGAGCTGTACGCGGTCTTCTGGCTCGTGCGCAGCGGCTTCAGTATTGTTTTGCGCCCTGGCGGTTATTGTTAGCGAATCGCCAGAGCGGGTAAACGTTACTATCTCTTTGCCGCCAATTGCAGCTGTTCCCGATGTCGGGTAGTCAACATTTCCTATCCCGAACGGCGAAAGAACGACTGTGAAAGGCGGCGTTTGTGCGGCTGTTATTTGGTTTACTAGGTAACCCTGGCTAGCTTTTGGCGCTAACGCTCTATCACCCTGCGCAAGCTTCAAAGCATCTTTCGCGGTAATGCTGTAGGTGCCGGAACTGTTCGGGCCTGCCGTTTCCTCGACGATAAAATGGCGGCGCTCCATAGATTCAAACTCTTGTCCATCCGTGCCCTGAACCCAGTATATAGACTGCCCACGCAAAAACGGATGCCGCGCCTTCAGCTTTCCAAAATAGGTGCCTAAGGTGTACGGGTCGTAATTCCGATCACCCAAGTATGGATCGCCGGTAGCGTCGCTGTCCGGGCTTCTGTGGTCTTTAAAAGAAACAGATAGGGAAGCGCGCACGCCAATAGATCGCCCCAAGTCAAGCACCGGAGGCGTATAGCTAATGGATTCGATGTTTTCTATATATGGCGTCGAATTAATATCGTCAGGTTTTATGCTCGACGGTTTCGCCAACCGCACAGACTCGTTTGCCTCCAGGATGTTGGGCAGATCCTGACAAGTTGCCCGGCTGTTAAAGCATTTTTGATCGCCAGTAACGCCCACGGCTGCGGTGCAAGGTGATGACCCGTAAACGCGCTGGCATTTTTTTACCTCAAGCTCTATAAAACTGATTCGGTTACTCAAGCGATGCCCCTAAAATTCCAATCGACTTGCATCATACCATTAGATCGCTGGTTCGTCGGCCTCGGATTTCCCTCAACCCAACAGTATCCAACTTCTGCCGGGTAACCTGTGGGACGCCATGCCCAGAAGCATGGAGGTCGCGGGCTTTGTGCGAAGAACGGATCAAGGTTTTGGCGATACCAAAACGGCGTTAGGTTCTGCAATGAAACACCGGTAGTCAGCGACTTATTTAGAATTACCTCGCCAAGATACTCGCCAGACTGGCTTATGCCGTTGATAGCGGTGCGCTCACGGCCCATTGTTATCGGCGTATGACCAACATATATGTTTCGCTCTAGGCGCAGCGACAAGCCCGCGTATATCACGGCAATTGTCGGCGCAGTAGTCGCGCCCGTTATTGAAAGCGTAATGGTGGCGGGCGTCGCTTGCGAGAACAAAAACAACAGCGCCTGTTCCTGGCCAATAGCGCCCGACTGGTAAACCAGTGTGCCGTCAAAACTGACAGCTACCTCAAGGCCCGGCTGATTAAGGTTATGCCGTGCAATGCCGATGTAATCAATGGGGCGCCGGCTGCCGTTTGTGATCGTAATGGTCTGCGTTGCTGTGCTAGTTGCAGCCCAAACAAACGCTGTCGCGGGGTTGGTGGCGTTAGTGATTGGCGAACCTGCCGCTGCCGATGATGCCGATATCGAACCAGAGGTCACGACATTATCGAAACAGATCCGCCCGGCATTGTCATTGATCTCATTTAGCGTTAATACTAAATTCGTGCTTAAATGCGTCATACTAGCATCACCTGTTTTCCATCGCTGCCGGCTTCATTGATTTTATCGATTAGGTTTCGTACCTGCTCACCCGAGAACATCGAACCAGGGTCGATTCCTTCGATGTACAGGCTTTGCGTTTGCGCGTTTGATTGCGCCGACTGGCCTGACATTGCGGCGTCTGCTGCTGTTGACGTTATAGCTGGATCAACAGAACTAACGCCTGCCGCTGGGTTGCCTGAGCTGCTACCGCTTGAAGATGCCGACATAAGCTTATTAAGCATCATGCCGGTGGAAACAGCAGAAGATGCGGCCATTAAAGCGCCAACTACTGGACCGCCTATTTTTGAGCCAAACTTGAAAGCGCTTATTGCAGAGCTTACACCATCTATCGACGCCTGCGCTATTGCAGCGGCCTTGCCAATTTTAAACTCTTCCTCGACTGAACTGCTCATTAAAACAGCCATGCCGCCGAAAAAGTCGCTTGCCGCGCCCCACGCTTCTTTGTGCTTTGCTGAATCAATGGCTTTTGATGCTTTGGCCCATTCTTCCTGGCGCTCTAAATCAGTCTTTGAAAAGTCTTCACCAGAGCTTAAACGGCCGTCCACGTATTCTTTATTCAACCGCGCCATCTCGGTCAGGTGTTCTTTTTCTTTGTCTTCTAGTGTTTTGATTTGCAGATCGACTATATCAACAATTTCGACTTGGCTATCTAAAAGCTTTTGCTTTTCCTCCTCCTTGCGCCTTGCAAGGTAGTCTTCGTCTGATTCTGCTGGTGCTGTAGGACCGGTAGTACTATCGGGCTTTTCAAGTCTTGTAGCATTTTGCTCTTTTAGAAGATCAAGCTGTAGTTGCAGCTCTGCTTTTCTTTGCTGCTCTCTTCCTATTATTCCCTCAATGCTTTGCTTTGTTCGGCCTCTTGCAGTTAAAAGCCTTTCCTCTTGAAAAGCAATTTCGTCACCAACATCAAGCAACTGCGTCTGAATTTGTGAAATACTGTTAATGTCTTTTGCATCAAGAAAGCTATTGAAAAAATCAATAAAGTTATTAGTTAGTGATGGCAATAATCCAATAGTAGTTTCTAAAAAATCAGTTATAGGCTCAGCAAACGTGCTTATTATTTGCGTGCCAGCATTGCCGGCGGTAACGCCCAAAAGATCAAATGACTCTTTCATGTCGCCAAGTGCATCGGCTTGGTTAGCTGTTAGTCCGAGCTGCTCATTAACGTCTGAATATTTCTTTGCTAGCCTATCAAGCTCTGCGCTTTGGTCAGCGTATAATGGTAAAAGCTTTGTGGCATCGCTGGCGATGGCTTCCATGTAGAAAACCATGTCAGCTTGTGACAGGTTTGCGCTATTTAGAGAATCAACGTACAGCTTTAGCGCTTGGTCGCCGCTTAAATCTTTGAAGTTGTCAGCAGTAACGCCAACCATCGGGCCGATCTTTTCAAAGAAATCAACCATCGGGCCTGCGCCGGTCTGGACGAAATCGCCGATCTTGTCATTAACGTCTTTCAGAATATCAGCAAGGGTATCCTGCTCAACACCCACGCTTTTTGCAGCAAATGCCAAATCTTTGAAAGCTGTTATTGAAGTGTTGGCTACTGTAGCTTGGTTCTTTAACTCGTTAACGTTATCGCCGACAAGCTTTGAGAATGCCAAGAACGCCACGCCGGCGGCTGCCGCAGCGGTGCCAAGCTTTGCTAAACCAACACCGCCAGCTTTTGCAGCGGTGCCAACTTTGTCTAAACTGGTTGACGCGTCCTTTGCGCCCTTTTTTAATGGCCCAACATCAGCGCCAAACCTAACTAATATATCTGCTTCGTTGGCCATTAAAAACCGTCCTCTAATAATCTAAGTAGTCGTGCTTTTTGAGGCTCTTTAAATGCGTCAGGGTTTTTCGCCTTCATCCACCACCAAAACTCACAAGGCCGCATTGCCCAAAAATCAGACGGGTTCATCCCCATCTGAATGGCGGCTATAAAAGCAATTTCTACTGTTCCGCGCTTTTCTTTTTTTGAGCTTTGGCTTTTGGCTTTGGGTTTTGTTCAACCTGCGGCGCGTAATCTTCAGGCGGTCGTAGTGCCGTTAATATCTGGCCTATGTCGCTGTATGCTGTTTTAACAAAATCAACATCAGAGCGCAGCTTTACGGCAACATCCATATCGAAAACATTGATGCCGGCAAAGCGCAGAATCTTATTATAAACAATGGCCACTTTATTTCGGCCCATGTTAAAAGTTTCTGGCTCTTCCTCGCGCACTCGATTCGGGTCGCTTGCGCTGCTCTCTAAAACAGAAAGCAGCTCAATAATGCGACGGGCATCGACGCGGCCTTTTTTGCCTTCAAACTCAACGTCTAGTCCGTCAAACATTAAGCGCCCGCCGTGTAAGTCCATTCGCCCGACGACTGCAAAGCACCGTCAAAACTAATCGTTCCGTTTGAATCGCCGCCAGTTTCGCTAACGCTGTTCAAAAAGAAACTACCACTAATGGTGTCGCCAGTAGTCTGCGCGCCAACTGGTGGAAACTCAACAGTAATATCTGTATACAGTTGCGAGCCATCAGTGTTAATAAGCGTGCGGATAGTGGTGTCTTTAGTAACGCCGCTGAAACTAATGTCCAGGGTTTTACTGCCGACGTCATCCAGCAAGGTACGGTAGCCATTATCTTCATCGGAAGTAATGTCGATCGCTTCTTTTGCAATGCTAACGCCTTTGGACGTAATGCCCAACCAGCGAACGGCGTTCTTCTTAATGATTAGGTCACGTGAAGCTGCTGCGGCCATGTTAAATCTCCTCGATTATTAAAGTAAATGTTTGAACACCATGGCGGGTCAAACCGTCAGAGTCCAAAAAAGACTCAGATCCTGATTGCATTATAGTCACAAATTTAAAGCCCGGCTGACTAAGTGCCGCCCGCTGTAAACTGTTGTAAATATAACCTTGTATTTCTTTAGTTTCTGCTCGGCCTCGGTATCGACTCCACGTATGAATGGTAATAGAAACCATATTCATATTTTCGGTGTCGGTATCAAGCGCCGCGTGGCTATCTTCACCAATAACGATGTATGGAAAGTCCGTATTCTCAACCGTAACGGGTTGCGGCACTGCATCATATACCGGTATTGCGTTGCTGATTATATCAGCATTTGCGACAAGTTTTTCATATATCGCTTTTTGTACTGCTGTTTCAAAACTAGCCACGTTTCGCTATCCTTTTTTTGGCCCGCTTAACAGCACCGGCAAGCTTTTTGGTGAATATCTCATCTGTTAGTTTTGGCATATCGGCTTTCATTTGCAGTAATACTGGCTCCACAAATGGCCGCGCCCGCTGTGGATTCTTGCCACCTGTGCCGTGCTCGACAAACCGCCAATAGAAACCGCCGCCTTTTGTACGCTTGCCTTTTGATGCCTTGACGTATGATATAGGCTTGCCCGGAAATGATCGGCCTTTTACTGCCTTAATTGATCGCTTCAGGTTTCCGGTCTCACTTGGCACACGTGCTTTAAACTTCTTGGCGGCATACTGGGCAAAGCCTGCAATCATATTTTTCGATAGATTGTTTGCTTCACGCGGAATCAATGTTTTCAGTATATCATTGATTTCATTAAGCCCTAAAAGCTCGACGCCGCCTTTCTCATTCATTGCGCCACGCCACGCTCGGCCGTCACTTCAATGTAAAGCGCCCGGCTTTTCGGCTGCTTTCTCAATGTAATGTTAAACTGATCGCCCTGCCAGTCTAGTCTGTCAGAATCCAGCAATGAAATACCATTGCGGAAAACGAACATATAAGCCGCCTCACCCTGCAATTGGTCAAACCCTGTAGACTCACGCCCCGACAATGGCCGTACATGGCACCAGTACGCGCCCTGATCAACCCACGCTAACGTATCGCCACCGAGTCCATCTTGCGTCAGCGTCTGGCGCTGCACTGTAACGCGTTGATCTAGCTCGCCAGGCCTAAACATTATGCCACCCAGCCGGTGCGGTCCACGTTTAACATCGCGTCAACACCGAACGGAATAGGCATGGCAGACTGCCCAACAGTGACAGCCATTCGCTGTTCATACCAGTGCGCCACCAGCAACCGTATGGCGCGTTTGATGTTACTTGGTACGTCAGCACCGGTTGCGCCGTAGCCTGTCGTGAACGTGATGTTCAGGGCGTCTCGTCGCTCATAGAATGGCGGCCACTGGTAATTCAGGACCGGCGCTAAAACAGAGCTTTGGTCATAGTTGTACAGGTAGAAATCAGCTAGGTTTAAAACCTGCGAAACGTTATCAGCATCGAAATACTGAACTTCCACGATCGCAGATGCCGGAGTAAACGGTAACTCAATCGGCTGAAACGAATTAAACACCGGCTTAAACGGAGTCGCGACAAATTTACCCGGCTCGTTTCCGATGCCATATTTCCAGGTTTCGGAAATAAGCTTTCGGCCCGTAACTTCGGAGCAGTACCGCGCAGCCGCGTCGATGTAATCAGATATCAAATCGTCTTCAATAGTAACGCCTGCGTCAATCCGTAAATCGGATTTGCACTCAGCGACACTAACGGGTTGCGCTGCGGCTGCTGTAATTAACGTTACTAGAAGGCTCATTTTTTACCTTTGATTTTTTTGGTTGCGGTTTCAACAATTGTTTCTTTCTTTGAAGCTTCAGCCTGACCAGCGCTAATCATGCGCAGTGCCTCGGCGTTTTCCACTTCTACAATATCACCAGCGGTTTGTGAAAAATTAACACCCGCTCGGCTGACTAATA